TTCCGGGACATAGGCGCCATCGCGCTCTATCGGCTGACCATCGTTGCCCGGCGTCTTGCCGCGCTTGATCTGCTTCATCATCTCGTCCAGCCGCAGCTTCTCTTTGCGCTTATCGGCCTCGTCATATTCCTTCAGCTTCTTGCACAGGAAAAAGCGCAAGGGCTTGCCGAACTGATCGACGCCAGCATGGCGTTCGATGCGCGTTCCGGCGCCGGTCTGCCGGCCATCCTTGGCCAGCTCGTGGTCTTCCACGAAGTCCCAATCGTCGTGCACCGTCTTGTTCTCAAGACGCCCCGGCCGATCCGCTATCCAGTGGTAGCGATAGAGAGGATCGTTCTTCATGTGATCGGGGATCGACAGCCGTAAATGCGAGTTGACGCCCATGTCCTGGCGGCGACGACGCACGGCCTTGGTTTCTTCCGCACGGGCGCGCGGCGGCATGGTCGGCTCTTTCGGCGGCCGGCCTGGACCGCGCCTGATTTCAAGATCGGTCATTACTGGCTCCAATAGGCTGCGGCGGCGTCCGCCTTGTCCTTGTACAGGCCCTCTTTAATGTGGCCCTCCATCACCCGGCGCTCTTCGCCCGGAATATCCGTGAAGCCCTTGCCCTTCGGGGCGGCAGCAGTGCGCTGCCCAGCCTCCACCGCGCTATGGCCGTTCTTGGCCGCAGGGGTCTTGCTGAACTTCTCGGGAAAGCGCCGGATTATCTCGGCGCGCGTCTTGGCGAGGTTTTCGGCGATCGTCAGCCCCGGCTCGTCTTCCATGAGCTGCTCGTGGATGCCCTCGGCCGCCCTGTTCAGCATCTTGCTCTTGGTGAACCAGGGGTTTTCGTTCACCCATCGCTCAACGTCCGGATGCGGCTGCTTTGCACCCTTCTCGGGCTCTTCCTTGGCGGTAGGCTTCCCAGCCTCCTGCTCCGCCTCGTAAAGCTGCTGCTCCATCTGGTTCTGGCGGTCATATTCCGCCGTGTCCCCAACTTCGACAGCAGCGCGGCGAGCGGCCTCGATCTCGCCGTACATCTTCTTGCGCTGGACCTTGTTCAGCGTCTCCATCTTCTCAAGACGCTTTTCAAAAAGCGCTTTCTCGGCGGCAACCTGCTTCTTCAGCTCGCGGTTCTCGCGAGTCAGATCGTCAACTGACTCCCGAATTTTCGCGGGCTTGGTGCGATCCAGAAAGGTTTCAGCGTCAGTCCATCGGGACGTATCACCCCTCCATTTCGCCTTAGGCTTCCAGCCAGCTTCAATGGCCTTGGCCTCGATCTCCGAGACCTCGTCATCGCCGCCGTCTTCACCTTCGGCCGCCTGGACCTCGTCCTCGCCCTCTAGGGCGTCGTCTTCATCTGCCATGGTCATTAAAAAACCCGCGATAAGCGGGTCGTCTCCTCTTAGATTTCGGCCAGATGCTTCTTCTCGCGAAGCATGTAGCCCATGATCGGCCAAAGCTGCCGGATTGCATCGTCGCGAACCAGCTTGCGCCCATACCCCTCGTCAAAATTCTTAGGATCGGCAGGCGCCGATTTACCCACCAGCACATAGCCGTTCCTGAGCTTGAACATGCCCACCGTCATATGCGGCGCGAAGGACGGGTGAATGTATTCCTCGGCCACGATCTGCGCTTCCAAATCGGCAAGCGTCACGCGCTCAGTGCCGGGATGCTGGACGGCTGCAGCCTCGGCTTCGGCTGCCTTCAATGTCTCGGATGTCATGCGATTTTACCTCTTTCATAAAAAACCCCGCTATCAGAGCGGGGCGTCCTCTCAGTTAGTGGGTGCCGTCTCTCCGAGCTGTCACGCCGTTCCGCACCTCTGAGCCGAAGCTCAACTTCGCATGGCTAGGACGTACCGATATGTGGCGGGCCGCACCCAACAGGGCCTGCTAAGCCATAGCCGGAGAACTACTCCGGGCACCCGCCTTCCCGCAGGAGGGAACTCAATGCAGCGTCTGAAACTCGCCCGGATATTTTTTCCGCACGATCGCTTCGACCTGCGCTAGATTCTGTTGCAACGTCAGGTTCGGCTCATCGCGCATCAGCCGCATGTGCTCGACCTGAGCCATCTCATTCAGGAAGCTGTTTTCCAGATACCATTTGTTGTGCATCGCCCATTCGTGGACGATCACAACCTCGCCCCATCGGTCCTGAGCGGGCGTAAGCTGCTTGATGCGGCGCCCCTTCCACCGCATGCCCAGCTCAGTGGCGAACGCGCCAATCAGGAAACTGCAAATGACCAGCAGGGCATAGGTCACGATGATGAAGATCAGGTCGCGCATCCCTAAAACTCCAGCACCGCCACGATATCCTTGTCGTTCAAGAGGCGATATTCGCGCGGCTCTTCATGGCCACGCTCGTTGATCACCGGCTTGCCCTGCACCAGCATCCCCGCATAGCGGGCGAAGACGATCCGCTCACCAATCACGGGCAGGCGGCTGGCGGCCGGCCAATCATGATAGCTGAACGCGGCGGGCGACATGGCGATAATGCGGCCCGTCACGCTCCCGTGCGCATACATCGCGGCATAGGCTTCCGGCACGGCGATATTGGAGCGGCGCGCGCGAATCTGCGTTTCGCTCTCGTCCGGCAGCACCAGCACCTTGAACTCGGTCGGAACGATGCCGCTATCGTTGATGCGCACGAGGTCCTCGGCGACGATGTTGGGGTCAGCTTCATCGGGCATTATCGCACCAAGGACGCGGTGATATGCGTCGCTCTCTTCCTTTGTGCATGGCTCCAGCATGTTTTTCAGATAAACAGGCTGAAACGATCCAGCCTCGGCCGCGTCGCTTTGGGCGTCGCCGTAGACGGGGGTGTTGGCCTCACCAATCCAGCCGATGCCCCATGTCGATACCGGAATCGGCCTCGCCGTTTCCTCGGACGCAATACGCATCACATGATCTTCTGGCGGCGCAGCAGGCCTCTCCTTACCGCTGTAATAATCCGCCTCTGTCTGGCCAGATCGACGTTGATGTTCCTTTATTTCCTGCTGTTCATTCCAAAGCGCCTCGCGCCTCGCCTCGTCATTATTCATTCCTGCATCTCCATCGTCTTTTCGATGTCTGTGATATCTATGCCGCGCACCCAATCGAGCGTCTCATAGCGCTCCCGGCACGACGTCCAATCTTCATCCGCCGCAACGCCTTCCCAGGCGCGGTGCTCGTAGGTCTGCTTGGTGCGCGCCATCTCCGCTTTCAGGAATGTGTCCATGAACCATTCCGTGACCGGTGAGGCGCGCCACTGTTCGAAGTCCTCGGGGGAGGGTTTCATTTCACATTCGCCAGCAATGCGCGGTCGATGACGATGGCCGCAACGCGCGTGAGGTCCTCGATCGGCCAATCGCGCATCATGACCCAGTATTCGCCTTCGCTCATGTTCATGCCGCCTCTTCTTGCTGAACCGCTCCACGGGCGCGAATGGCCGCGCCAACCTCGGACAATGCGCAGGCGATGTTCTGGTCGCTGGACAATGGGTCTGCCTTGGCAAACTCATGGGCTTCAGCGAAGACAAATGCCGCACAAGCCTCACGCTCGGCGGCTGCCGCTTCACGAAGAGCGGCGGCGATGGCGCCTCGAAGACCCGTTTCATCTCGCGGAGCAAGTTCGCCATTGACGAAGCTGTCTATGACCTCCCGCGCCTTAGCTTCGAATGCGTCGGTCATGCCGCCTCGCCTCGCTCCGCAGCCTCTTGCTGCTTTTCCTTCAGCGCCATCTCGCGCTCTGCAAGCGCCGCCTCATGCGCCGTCTTGGCGTTCTGCAAGCGCTGCGTTTCCGTCGCGAGCGCCTGGTCCTGGTCCAGATGCCCGGACATCACGGCCGCATGCTCCATCGCCGATTGCTGGTGAATCGACTGCGTTTCGACCGAGGTCTTCTCGGCAATCGACAGATCCTTCATCGCCGACGCCTTCTTCTTCTGCACTTCGGCCTCGGCATTGGCCTGCATCAGCGGATCGGGACCTTCCGGCGTCGGCTTGATGAGCTGGTCGATGTCCTCGATGTTCGCCGCTATGAAAATGCGGCGCAGGCCCTGCTCCGTATTCATGTTCGGGTGGCCCATATTGGACTCGATGATCTGCGCCTTGGCCATCTTCTGCATGTCCGTGACTTGGCTCGGATCGGCGACCGGCACAATATCGCAGTTCTCGTATTCGTAATCGCCGGCCATGGTTGGGCGCTCAAGATGCACGGCGAGCTGCGGCGGGAGTTCCTGAGGGGGCTGCTGCATCTGAGGGGCTTGGGCGGCAGCGCCTGCGGAGGATGCCGTCGCGGTACCGCCGCCCATTGCCTCACCGGCCATCGCTCCGGGAGCTTGCGGGGCGCCGCCACCTCCGGCGCCAGTTCCTGGCTCCATCGGAGGGCCGCCATTGTGGCCCATCATCGATTGCTGCTTGAACTGCTCGACGGCCTGCAGCACCTGAGGCGATGGCGACCAGTCGATAATGCGCTGATATTCTTCCTCATCGGGATAGCGCCGGTTCAGCTCATAGAGCAGCCTGAATTCCCTGGCGAGCGAACGAAACAGCCGCTTGATGATCGAGGTGAAGACCTTCAGGCCCTGCTCGATCAGCGCCAGCAGCGTCGTCGGCTGCATGGTCTGAGCATGCGCGTCGCCGGTCAGCACGTCCTGCACGGATGCGATCTGCTTGCCGGCGTCGATCAGCAATCCCAGCACCTGGAACAGCACCGGCGAGGGCCCATGGAAATTATGCGGCACGATGGCGTCACGGATATTCTTGCCCGGCACGTTAAGCTGGGTCCACTCGTTCATCGCAATGCGGATCTGGGCCTTTTTCAGGTTCATGCCAGACCCGAGGAACCCGCCGCCTGAATTCTGAAGGTGCGCCGCGTCGATGATCTGATTGAGCGAAGTGTTGACCGCCTCGCCGATGGCACGCAGCAGCCGCCCGAATCCGATGCCGTAGAAGCCGCCATTGGGGTCCGGCAAAAAGGGGAAGTGCACGAAGTAATCGCGGCGCGGAATGCGCACGATCACACCGTCCTCACGCACCCTGGTCTTCTGCAAGTCGTAGTTGGCCACGACGCGCACGCACTTGCCTGAATCCTTGTGCACCGTGACGATCCAGGGCTCGCGCAAGCCATCGCCGTCCAGGTCCTCGAAACGGTGCTGCTCCAGAAACACATGCGGCGCGTCGCTATCGCTGGGGCTGTCAGTCTTGCCGTCCGGGCGCGCTATGCCAGGCGTGCCGCCGGCCGATCCATATTCGAACTCGAGGAACGTCTCGCCGCGAATGCGCTCTTCGATCTGATAGGGGTAAAGCTCGATTTCGTGCGTAATGCGCGGCACATCACGCAAGCTCTTGGTGTTCTGATTGACGACGACGTTCATGGCCGAAATGAAATCGGAGCAGTTCTTGTTGTTCTCGACATCGCGATAGACCTTCTTGAACCCGTCGCCCAGCACCGGAAGCTGGTGGCACATGGTGTCGGTTTCGTTTTCCCAGCCATCCATTTCCTTCAGGATCTGGTAGGACATGTGCGTCGAGACGCGCTCGGCCCGCGCCTGCTTCAGCCCCATGGGATCGGGACCGATGACCTTGATTTTCACGATTTTGTCGCCCGGAACCATCGCCGGATAGGACCGCGCCCCGAACTGCAAGGCCGAGTTGGTGAGGATAGGATATTTGATGTTCGAGGCTTTCTCGAACGGATAGTTCTTCACCTCGGATTTCTGCAACACGGCGTCCATGGACAGCCGCGCCTCTTCCTCCCAATCCGACCGCGACGACTTGTCGATGGTGTATTCGTCGATGACGCGCGAGGCCATGGCGCTCAGTACATCCTCGGCCAGCTCCCCGGCGATATTGGCGCTTTCGTCCCACTTCTGCAGCTGCTCAAGCGGGTGCGGCTTTTGCTGCTGCTCTTCGGTGGGCATTTCAGGATCGGCATCATCGTCCTGATAGATTTCAGGAAGCGCCATGAGCCTCACCAAAGTACGAAGACTTGCATTGATCGCAACAGTCTAGCCACGGCCCGCGAGGCAATGGTGTTGGCCTCAAATACTCAAGCGCAAATGCAATATTTCTAACGCTTCCGCCATGCTTAATTAACTCTTCGCATTCAAATCGGAGGATTTGTTGCAGGGCGATACCGATTCCGGAGTATCGCTTTATATCCTTCCGACCTAGGATCATGATCGCCGTCTCAAAAAGCGGCCGCTTGCTCATCTTGAGCAAGAGTTTCTTAACTTCATGGCGTCCGCCTACGTTGCATGCCGCGCGAATAGCCTTTGGCACAGCTTCGCCCTCGCCGATCTCCTGATCGTCGATTGGGTAGAGTTCGGGGAGTGCCATCAGGTGTTAGCCGACCTTACTTCGAATTCGCCGGTTGCCTTTCGGATGATCGTTTCCCCATCGAGGGCGCGCACGACGCCGTCGCTCGTTGCCACGTCGCAGCACGCAAATACTTTGCCAGCCCACACCCCAAACTGCGGCGGAAGCGGACCAGCCTGGTACGTCGTGATGGCTCCGCTTGCGACGGCTTCGGCAAACCAACTTGGCCATGCGAAACCAGGGGCGACGCGAACGGATTCGATGCGGTGGATTTGGGGGAGGGCCAAAGATCAATCGTCCAATTCAGCTTCAAGCTGGTTCGCTGCCCGGCGCAACAGCTCACGCGATTCCTGAAAAAGCTCAACGTCATCGGAATCCGACAACTCACGCAGCTCTCGGATCATCTCGCGGATTTCAGCTACGTCCATCTCAATACCCCGTTTCCATCGAGCGGCATCAATTCAGATGCGGGCACGGACTTGTGTCGCCGCGCGCCTGGCGCGCTGCTTTGAACGCCGCCTTCAAAGCGGCATTTCCCTGGCTATACGCCAAGTTCCCAGGCGTATCGTAGCCATGCTTGCGGCCATCATTGTTCAGATAGATTTCCTGCCATCTCGCAACCATTTCCGGCGGCAGATCACGCTCGGTGCGCATCGTCACCGGCTTGCGATCGATAATCACTTCGAACTCGGTTGGCATCTCAATACCCCGTCTCTGCTGACCGGCCGCGATTGCGCTGCCATGGGTCGTCATCTTCATCGTCACTCGGGCGAAACACGATATTCGGGAATAGCTCCGTCAGCGCCCACACCAATGCGTCCACCCTGTCCGCCGTCGTCTCGCCCTCGATGCCGTTATGGGTAAACAAAACCATCTGATCCTCAAGCTCCGGGAACGCCCCGCAATGAGAAATGCGCCCCTGCTCATAAAGCGCGGCGATCGGCTCGGCCCTGGTCACCTTCCCCCGGCTGGCATGCACGCTGGCCACGGGCAGCGTCGGGCGCTCCGATTGCAGCACCGCCTCGACCATCGCCCCGCCCTGGTTGATTTCAGCGACGATGGCATCGCCCTGATAGCGGTCGTAGAGCGCGATGGCGCGCCTTGCCCAGCCCATTGGGCCAAGCCGGCATGATCCATCCTCGAAGACGTATCCCCGGCCATCCACGCCCAAGCCTACCGCGACAATGCCCGTTTCCGCCCCATCCTCGGGCACGCCCTTGTTCGGATCCTTGGCCGCCGGATCGACGCCGATCACGATCCTTGCCATGTCCGGCAGGCGCTTCTTGACCGGCCAGCGATGCTCATCGAGCCCGCGCTGTGTCCACAGGGCGCCGGGCACATCGGTGAGCAACTCGGCCTGCAACTCCTGCCGCCCAAGCCTGGTGCCCTCGTATTTGGCGACGATCTTGGCGTAGAACTTGGCCGATAGATTGCTGCGATTATCCGTGGTCAACCCGCGCGTTACGACCGTATCGGGATCGCTCACCAGCTCCTTGACGATCTTGATCGGGCGCGGCGTCGTAGTGATGACCTGCTTGGGATCGTCGCCGATGCGCAGCCCGAATTGCAGCATGTCGTAGGTCTCTTGGGCATATCGCCACTTGGCCAATTCGTCCAGCCAAGCTGCCTCATGCTCGGGGCCGCGAAGCTGGTCGGGCTCGGTGGCGTTGAACAGCAACGCGCTCGCCCCATTCGGCCAAGTCAGGCTACGCGTCGAGGACTGGTAGGTCGGGCGGAAGTCCGCCGGGTGCGAGGACAGGATGCCTGACGTGCCCTTGACGATGACATCGCGCGCGTCCGCTGCGGTCTCCGCCACGATGGCGATGCGGCCATAGGTGCCGCGCGCCAATGGGGTTTTGCCGCACATGACCGAACGCACCCACTCGGCCCCGGTACGCGTCTTGCCCCAGCCACGTCCGGCCAGAATGAGCCAGTTGGTCCAATCGCCCGGCGGCGGCAGTTGCTCGGGGCGTGCCCAGAACGGCCAATGGTAGAGCAGCGCGTCACGATCAGCCTGAGTCAGACTCTGGATCTCCCGCATCCTCTGCGTTTCGGGCAGTGAGGCGAGCAATTCGGCTGGTGAAGGCATCTATCGTGAGGTGGTGCTCGATCGGCTCATTGGGGTTGCCCTTGAGTTCGACGCTGGTGAGTTTGGGGTGAATGTAGGGAGCAGCAGCTTTAGCGGCATCGATACGAAAGTCCGGCGGAAAGCTTTCATCGTGCATGCACTGGATCATGTATTCGAGCGGCGTGAGGCCGGAGGCTTTGATTTTCTCAACGTTAGCTACCGTTGATTTATTGTGCGTCCCCTTCTGCCTGCCGCCTGATTTTGGGTGTCCCGGCGGCCTACCCGCAGGCATTTCGATCAAAATCCATTTTAGAAATCAGCAGCCTGATTTAGATTTTCCGCCGCCCTTTTTGCCGCCGGCAGGAGGCATGGCAGGCTTGGCGCCGCCTTTTTTGTCGGTCGCGGCTGGCTTGGTCTTCATCGTGGGGGCTCCGTAAATTTCGATGAACGCTTCGGACTGAGTGTCTAGCAGATCCCTGCCTTCGAGCCGACTGGAAAGGGCAACGCATAGCGTGCCATTCAAACTCTCCGGACATGAAAAAACCCGCTTTCGCGGGCTCGGGCATAATTCTGCAATTTGAGAATTAACGTAATTCTGTGTCGTTTTGAAAGTCAAGGGGAAATCACAGGCGACGGTCTGGCTCTCTTCCGTACGTCTCATCGTAGTGGCGTTTCATTTGTCGCTTCATTTCAGCGCGAGCTTCTCGCTCAGGCTTCCCCGCATCCCTGATTTCCGGCCATTTGATTACGAAAGCGATGACGACTGCTGTCGCCATGGCAATCAGGAAAAAAATATTTGAATCGATCATTTCGCATCCCTACCATCAAACCAGCTGCCCCGCCACTCCGGCCACGGCCTCCAGAAACGCCCGACGCTTGTTTCGAGCCCCTGGAAAAAACCGCTCGCCATACTGCGCCGCCGACAATGCCCCCTCAGAGCCGTTTTGAAGGGCCGTGAAGGCCATGAGGATTTTCAGGCTGTCAGCACTCAGGCGAGAGCGCCGGCAGGCATGAGCGCTGAGCTGTGCCATCCAGGCATCGGGTATCGAGGCCGACTGTCCGCCGCCACCGCGCCCCAGATCCCAGCTTGCCGATTTCAGCCGCCCGGAAAGCATCTCCTCGCATAGTGCCCATTCCTCCAGCGCGCGGGCTTCCTCATCGCTGACCATCCGGCCGAGCTCGGTGAGCTGAACGTTCCCGGACTTGGCCATGTCCATGCGCAGCGCGTACGGCGTGAGCGGGGGTTGCTGCCGGACAGGGCGATGCGAGCGCTCACGAGCGGCACGGCGACGGTCGTTGCGAGACTGCCTGACCGAGAGCGGCGCCCCCAATGCGGCGATCCTGGCGCGGCGATGGCGAACGCGGCTGACGCCGTCGAGAATGGCGCTAAACCCGGCGGAGATGGCGTGGCGAAGTTCGTCGTCGGTGAGGGTCATTTCAACGCATCCCGCCCAGCTTGGGTGATCGCATATTTCGTCAGGCATTGAGTGTTTCGAACAAAACCTGCCTTGATCAAGCGCCAAGCCATGACGCCACCGACGCGACCCAACCCCTGTGGGCTTGGCCGTTTTTGACGCCGATATTTTTCGGTCATCATAGCCCCGCCGATACGCGAAGGCGCCGCGCCGGATTCTCCCACGGTGGCGAGAAATGCGAGGGCTCGGCGTTGAGGGTCGGTGAGGGTCATGGGCGGCTCGGCAGGGCGGGCAATTTTACCCAGTGAGTTGGCTTCGGCGTAACGAAACGCATCGCTCTAAATATTCTCCACCAAAGCGGGACCTTGGGCCACGGATATTGATTTGATCTGGCCACGCATCCACACCCATGCTCTGCATCGAAGAAGCAAACGAATTCCGCATCGTCTGGAAGGGTTTTGATCGGCTGCCATTCTATCATTCTAATTTCCTCTTTCTGACCTTTCGGCGGTTTTGGCGTATTGGCTATACACACCCTATAAATTATGGAAAATTACGCATATTTTCCATAACAAACATATACCCTCAATAAAAACCTCCAAAACCGCCATAACCTATAACTATATGATATATATATATATTATTAGATAGGTATTGGCTTTTGGGGTTAGGTTTTGGCAGTTTTGGCATTTCTGGTGTAGACAAGCCGAATGGACGGTCTGCCGCCCTTTGGCGCCAAAACCGCCACAACCTTGGCCAAGATGCCGGCATCTGCCAAAAGCCCGATGATCTTATCGATGTCCTGAGATGGGATTCTGCCGTTCAATTTCCGCAGCAAGTCACGCCTGGAAATCTCCCCGGCTTCGCGCACCAAACGCTCGATTAATTTGTATTTTGCCTGAGCGTCGTTATCGGACATACGCTCTCGCACATCGACCGTCATGATCTGCGCCGAGTGCATCGCAATCGCCTTCCCCCACTCCCAATCCTGCATGGCAAGCGATGCCGATCGGCCGGCCCGCGAGACCGCATGAATGGTTGCCAAGCGCACGGCCATCTCAGCCGTTCGGCTCATCAGCGCGACGATTTCGCTGTCTTCATTCTCGAATATTTCTTCATCGAATTGCTCGTATGCAATCCGCACCGCATCGTCGCCCCACGGCATGATGTCGAAGGCTGGCGCCTCCTGCGAAATATAGGCCATCTTGCCGCCATCCAGATTGCCTTCGGCCTCGCGCATGAGGCGATGCAGGGCGGCGACAACGCTGCCAGGCAGGTCTTTCTTTCCGGCATATTCAGTGGCGCCGTTTGCGCGCTTGCCCGCCTTGATGATCAGGAAGCGATTGATGAACCCATTATCGACAGCTGCCCCGCTCAGCGAGGCGTAGAATTCATCCACAGTTGACGCGCCATAAATTGAAAATGCCGGGCTTTTAATTTTATGCCCCTTGCGCGCCGCGCTGCACGATGTGGATATTTCAGCAAAACTGCGCGGCCATGCCTCGCGCAAAATGGCTCCGATATTCGCCTGATGCGTACCGGCCTTGCGCCCCATGATCGAGGCAAATAATTGCTGCCCGATTTCGTCTATGATCGCGACGCTGCATGGATTGTCGGCAATGGAATTTTCCAAAGCCACGTCGGATTTGAATTTCCCGGACACGACAAGAAACCCCAGGCCAGCAGCATCGAGAATTTCCCCAATGGCGCGCATGGGGCGATCCTTGCCGGCCGCCGTCTCGCCGATGCAGGCAATATAAAGATGCGTACCGGATTCAGTCGGACCGGCCAGATGACGCCCCAAAACCGTTCCGACAATGGCAATCGACGCCGCCAACGCCATCGAACGATTAGGGCGGCGCGAGGTGGTCTCGACGATCCAATCCGACATAGCGCCAAGCAGGCCGCCAGGATAAAGCCAATCTTGCGCTTCAGCGGCCGGAGCAGGCTTTTCGTAAAGCACCTCGCCGGTGTCGTTGTCGATCAGGTCGCCGCGCGCCGACCGCACGAGATTGCGCGCCTTCTCCCTGGCACTCTCGATAAACGCTCGCGCAATTCGCCCGCCCTCTTCGGCAAGCCTGTCGTCCTCATCAGTCCACAGAAACCGCGTCGGTTTCCAGCCGGCCTCCTTGGCATTGTGATAGAGCGTGCCGATCGTGACGCCCGCGCCGCGAAAGGAGCGCCATTTCGTCGCCTGAGCCTCGTGGCTGAATTTCTGCGATGATGACGACCACTCGTCCCAGATCATCCGGCCTTGCGCGCCGTACCGATCTTTCAGCGCCATGCCGTTGAACAGCCAAACCCAATAATCATCGGCCGGCGTGGCGTCGAGCGCATCGCGCAATCGCGCGTCCTCATCGTCGATTGGTTCGATTGAACCATTGCGTAGCGGCGCCACGTCGCGCGCTGGCGGCTTAAGGCTTTCGATGCGAGCCTTGAGCGCCGCGATCGTCTTGGGGGCTGGTGCGATGTTTGCCGGCGTTCCCGGCACATGCGCGCCGGTGATGGTCAGGTAGCGCTTGTCCGCATAGATCTCGATGCCGGCGAAGCGCACCAGATGCGCCCTGTCGATCTTGCCGCGCGCGAACATGCGCACGCCCCGGCCGCTCGGGGACATCTCCGCATAGGTCTCGGCCAATCCAATAATCTCAGCCGCCCACGGGGCGAACGCGCCGGTCTCTGGATCGAAGCAATTATCCAAATCGATGCCGGTCAGATCGTCATCAGGCGAAAGCGCATATCCAACGCCGGCAAGCCGGCGCTTTCGCGCGGCCGCAACAGCCTCATCGAACGATGCCCAGTTCTTTGGGTCGGTCGCGGAGCAGGGCAGGCCAGTACGCGGACTGAGCGGCGGCTTGTTCCATTTCCCCTTGATGGGGTCGAGCACATAATTCCAGGTCAGCCACTGCGGCGTGGCCGTCAATTCTCTCAATGCCGATAGGCGCGGCAACTCTCCTGCAAAACGATAGTCAGGCCTGGGTGGGGCCTCTGCCATCGTCAAAACGGAGCCTCACCATTTTCGATAATCCGCCGCATGTGGCTCTGAAATCCGATGACGATCAGCCCGAGGAACTCCTCCCACTCCTCTTTCGACAGGGCCGCCAGATCGCTCTTGCCGATCCCGTCGAGCCAGGCCCCCGCATCGTCTCCAGCGGCAAGGGCGGCTTTGTGCTCATAGCCGTCCAGCGTCTCTTTGTTCATCATCCAGACTTTCTTCAGCAGGAGGGAGCAGGTGGTGTCGTGGCACGCCCAAAGGCCGGGCCTGAAGCGCGAGGGCTTGTAGCCCTGCTCCCAGGCCTGGCCGCGACAGACAGCGCAGATCAGATGAGAATCGGAGGCGAGGGGGTGGGTCATAGGGCCCAAGCTCCGTGTCGTTTTTGGATTTCTCGAAGCTGCGCAACTCCCTTGAATTTGCCGCCATTCTCGCTGAACCAAAGTCGGATGGCTGCCTCGTACATCCTTCCGGCTAGCCGCTTTGTCGGGTTCTGCATGAGGTCTAGGCGTTGCGCGTCTAGCTCGACTTGGTCATACAGCTCCGCAAGGCCTTCCAGGAATTCGAAATCCGCTCGCGCTTGTTCGTAAGTAATCACGCCGCCTCCTCCCTCGCCGGCATCTTCCGGCCGACATTGGCGCGGTTGCGCTTCAGCCGCTCGCGACAAGCGTCTCGCTGCTCAGGAGACAAATTGCGTTTGGGCCCCTTGGGCTTTTGTGGGTTGCTTGCCCTGTGATCGGCCCAGCGTTTTGCACTGGCAGCTCTTAGTTGCCTTCCACGGAGATTTTTTTGCTCGTCACTTAGTTGTTCTGCGATCTCTAGCGGCGTCATCCACGAGCAATTGCTTACTTCATAATTTCCATTTTTATCTATCCGCCCAAGAGCCTTCCCCAGAGGCCTTGGACCCATGTCTGCTAAGAAATCTTCGAATGAATAGAACCATCGATCGCAAACTGTAATTCCCCGACCGCCATAGCTTTGATAACGATCATTTCCAGGATCAAAGCATCTATTCCTCATTGCAATCCAACTGGTGTATTCTTTTGATTTCAAAAGACCGTGCTTAAATTTAGTTTCTCTTGATTTCTCCCGCCTAAAGCATCCGCAACTAGTAGTCTTGCCGTGAATAATGCTATTGTGACTTACAACGCAATGGGTTGCGCACTCGCATACACAGTTCCAATAATGATGTATTACTCCACATGGAATTTTTCTTACCCCCGCATAACTCTCAACCTTGAGCCGCCCGAACGTTTCACCTTCTAAGTCGGTGAACTGCCGCCAAGTCGGCTTCTCACGCTGCATTAGCGGTTCGATCTGCTTCATTTGGGAATTTCTCTCCGATGATTTCAAAAAACTTGCCGCTCGGACGCACCAGGATTTCGCGCGGCCAAGTCAGCTCTTCGGCTCGGCTAAGCGCCTCTTTCACTGTCGCCGGGATCGGCATTCGACCGCCTGACTTGCGCCAGAAGTGCTCAGCCTTGCCGCGTGCGTAGCCCTCATGTTCGAAGCAAATCCAGCGCCTGTGGACGGCCACCCCGCATTGATAATCGATGCGAAATGTTGGTGGTTTTTCTGGCTTAGAATGAAAATGAAATTCGATATCGAGAACTCTCAGCCACCTTGGCGCGGCCTGCTTCATGATGACGGACGTGCCATCGGCGCTTCCCTCGTGCTTGTCCTTCTCGCTGCGGGGCCATTCATGATTGCAATGCGGGCAGACGAGCGTCGACAGCCCCACGAGGCTGTTGCAGGATGGGCATTCCTTGGCCCTGACGCTGTCGACCTTGACGCGCCCTGAATCGCGCTTGGACCGATCGGCAATCTGAATGTCGTCTATGGGCCCGTGGCGCCTGATGTTGCCTGCCCAGTCCAGGACGAGGCAATCGGCCTTGCCATCCGCCTTCCGCGTCCCGCGCCCCGTCCCCTGGACATATAGGCCGGTGCTCAGTGTCGGCCTCATCCAGCCGATCAGATCGACGTGGGGCACGTTGAACCCCGTGGTGAGCACGTTGACGTTGACGAGGCAGCGGATCTGGCCGGCGCGATAGGCGGCGATGATGCGGTCTCGCTCGCCGCTCGGCGTTTCGCCGCTGACGACTTCGACGCCGCCAACGGCATAGGAGCGGATTTCCTTGGCCACTTCCCAGGCATGCGAGACGCCCGTTGCGAAGATCAGCCACGCTCGCCGATCCGCGCCCAACCGCACCAGCTCGGCGCACGCTACACGCACGCAGGTTTCATCCATGGCGGCCGCTTGCAATTCGAGCGGCACGAACTCGCCGCCGCGCACCGCGACCTTGCCGACATTGATTTCCGTGAGGGTGGCTTTGGAAATCAGAGGGCTGAGGAACCCATCGCGCACGCCCTCGCCAATGCCGTAAGAAAATACGACCTTGTCGAAGAGCGCGCCCTCGCCGCCATCAAGCCGGCCAGAGTCGAGCCGGAAGGGAGTCGCGGTCAATCCGAGCAGCCGCATATCAGGCACGAGCGCGCGGCAATCGGCGATGAATTTGCCGTACATGCTTTCGGACGAGCGCCCGAGAAGGTGGCATTCGTCAATGATCAGCAGATCGAAGCCGCCGAGCTGCGCGACCTTATTGTGCACCGACTGAATGCCGCAAAAGAGGATCTTGGCCCGCGTGTCGCGCCGCCCGATCCCCGCCGAAAAAATCCCAACCGGAGCCCCCGGCCACGCGCGGATCATCTCCTGGCAGTTTTGCTGAATCAATTCCTTCACATGCGCGACGATGCCGATACGCAGCGATGGATATTGCTCGACCAGCTCCTTGCACAGCGTGGCAATGATCAAGCTCTTGCCGGTGCCCGTCGCGGCCTCGATCAGGGCGTTGCCGCCGCCCTCGTCCCAATAGGCGTAGACGGCATCGATGGCTTGGCGCTGGTAGGGGCGGAGGCTATGCATTGGCCATCTCCGCAGCGAGGATGGCCATGCCTATGGCTTCTGTAATTTGCGGAAGAACCGCATTCCCCAGAGCTTCTATTCGAGATCGGTCCATCCTGCGGGATAACCGAGAAGAAACTCGAACTGCTCCGGCGTAATTGGCCGCCCCCCAAAGGTCGCGACATATCTCCGGCAACTTGGCCACTTCTGCATCGAGGGCGCGGTGAAGTTCGCTTTTAGAGTCGGGGTATGCAACGAGCCACCAACGATTTCTTTGATGGTCAGCCCCGCAATCAGCAGCCGATATACGGCGTTGATACGTTCGATAGCCAAGAACTCGCAAGTCTGAAGCCGCGTTGGAGATTGCCGCTTCTTGGACATTTTCGACGATGACGTAGGCTGGGCTGCATCGATCGATGAGACGCAACATTTCCGGCCAGAGATCCGTGGCAATCCGCCTGCCGCGCGAGGCCGTGCTGAAGGGCTGGCAGGGATAGCCTCCACAGATGACATTAGGGGCAATTCGATCCCCCGTGAGCTTTCGAATGTCGTCATGGATAGGCACCTCAGGCCAATGTTTGCGCAGCACGCGGCGGGCGAACGGCTCGATCTCGCAGAAGGCGACGGTGCGCATGCCGGCACGCTCCAGCCCCAGCGAAAAACCGCCAATACCGCTGAATAGGTCGAGCACCTCATGCATGAGGCGCCACCGGCCGATAGCTCTGCGGCTCGGCTAGCTGCCCCGGCAGTGCATCCTCATTCGAGACGAGCAGCCCGAAGGCGATCAAACGACGAAACCGCAGGCGCGTGATCTGCCGCTCGCTTTCCAGGAATGGGGACCCCCTGGCATCGAGCCCGACAAAGCCGTTTGCGGAGACGAGATCCAGCGCGGCCAGATCATGCGGGGTGATTTTCTTGGGCTTCCTCACTGGCCACCCCCATCCACCCACTCAGAGCCATCGGCCATCTCGTAGGTGATGGTGCGCGCGACCGGATCGGCATCGATCTGCTTGCCTGGAACGAGGCCCGGAAGGAATAGATGATCCCAGCATCCTGCTTTCTGCACAGCACGATTGAGCTGTCGCTTATGTAATTCGCACTGCCAGCCGCCATCCACCGGAGTGCTCGATATGCACGTCCGGCAATTGCGCCGCGGCATCGCCCCCTCGTGGCACAGCGCCTTCGCCGGGCAATAGGTGCAATGGAAGGCGGCCTTGCTTTCGGGGTTCTCGTGCAATTTGGAAGGCGGGGAGTGGGCGGCAATTATCCGCTCAGCACCGGCGAGGAGCTGCATGCAGAACACGGTGTCGTGCTCGATGCGCTGAATGTGCAGCTCGTCCGTGTCCTTGTTGTGCGCCATATAGAGCGCGCGGGGAAGGTCGAGCAGGTGCATGTAGATTTGCATCTGGACGTAATGAGCTGGCTTGGATTTTTGAACGCCGTGCTTGACGACCGCGCGCCAGCTCTCCGCCTTGTGCGTCTTCGTCTCGACGACGTGCTGAGTGACGGGTGCCTCTGGGATGCCGACGACCTTGCCATCGATCTTGCCGCGCACATGCCCCTGGCAGGCGGTAACGCGCTCCTGCTCGCCTGAAACCTTGCAGCCGATGGCGCGAAGCTCCTCCAGCATGCGAAGCTCTTCTCGATCGCCCGTCTCGAACAGGCGCAGCATGCGCCCCTGCTTGGGCGGCTCGGTGAAGGCCCAACGGAATTTGTACCAGAGGTACCGATGGCACTCGTGCCCCAGCTCGGATACAGAAATGCCGTCGCCTTCGAAGGCATTCCGGCGGCTCTCATGCCAGGCGTAAATCGCATCGACGGTGTGGGAAATAGGGGCGGGAATTGTGGGCATGACTATACGGCCCTCTCCGGCTATGATGGAAAACGTTCGACTTCCGATTGCGTGAGCGGCTAGCCCCTAGGCCTATAGGGACTAGCCGTTTCCGTTCACGCCGCTTGGGTTTTCGACCACGGACGCCCGCCGGACGCCGCAGCCTTGGCAGCTGGCTTAGGAGCCGCCTTCGCGGCGGCAGGCTTGGCCGCCTGAGCAGGCTGAGCGCTACCCGCTTCCCAGCACTTCGTGATGGTGTTCTGCGGGCCGTAATTGCCCGTCTTGTCGATCCTGATCCCGACGCGGATGTTCAGCGGCTTGAAGTGCAGCTCTTCGGAATCCACAATCGCGCCGGTACCGCACGCATCGCACAGCCGCTTCAGCTGCTGCTGGGCAATGCGCTGAGCGTCGGGATTGGCGTTGACGATGTTCAGCCGGTCCCAGACGCGGCGGCTTTGCTGGTCGCCTGACAGGATTTCGAACACCAGCTTGAGCATCTGCCCGTTGCCGGACTTGGTGTCGCTGATTTCGCTCTCGATGATCTGAGCGAGATAATCCCCGGCCGGAAGCGGCTCGAAGGCGTCTTCCTCGACTTCATCGGGATTGAAGGTCATGCCGAGATTGGCCATGATCGATACTCCTTACGCGGCCTTCTTACTGGCCTTGGGTTGGGATTTGGGTTGCGGCTGGGGGAAGAAGGGCGCGAGCGCGTCATAGCCTTCGCCCTTTTTGTAGAGCAGCTTTTCCGGCATGGAATAGCGGTTCTTCGCCACCCAGGCGGGGCGCCCGTCGCAGTAAATCCAGCGGGACGAGCCGCCGGACGCAGTGGTGCGTTTCTTGCCGAAGCCTTGGGCTTCCTCCTTGATCGACGCCTCCTGATTGACGAGCAGGATCACATCCACCTCGTCCTGGATGAGCGCCAGACCACGCTTATGCAGGCGGATGTCCCAGCGCGGATATTCGGCGCCGGACGGGTTCGGAAACTGCACCACATGGGAGTGCGAGAGCAGCACGATCGCCATGCCCCGGTCGCGGCGCAGCGCATTGATGCCGTCCAGGAAATCGCGCCAGACGCGGTCCGCTTCGACGTAGCCCTTGCCGTAGCCGGGGGCCTCGATGGAGGCCCAGCCATTATCCGAGCAGGTCTTGGCCCAGATCATCGGCTCAAGCTTGTCGATGCTGTCGATGACGACGGTCTTGCGGTCGTGCTCCTCCGAATAGAGCGCGCTGACCGCTTCCAGCACCTGATCGTAATCGGCGAGCAGGCCGAACGTCGCCAGTTCCAAATCGCCCGGCGTGCCGTCTTCGACTTGCAGGAAAACCGGATCGGGGAACTCGCTCGCCAGAGTGGTCTTTCCGACCCCCGGCGGTCCATATATCAGCACGCGGGGCGGCAGCGTCGCCTTCCGCATGGTCAATCCTTCAATGGAAATTGCCATGATTTTCTCCAGTTCATTACCCCCTCCTGTTGGTCCTCGGGATGAGCCCGCTGGAGTAGGGTCATGCCGTCCCTAGCCCCGCATGTGGGGCACGGACTCATCCCTCGGTGTGAATGTGCGCTTGGCCCGGGCGAACAGCCCATAGAGCCACATGGC